CCGTATGCCCTTGTGTTGGCACTTATTGAGCATGAATCCGGATATGAATTTGACAAGGTCGGAGACGGCGGGCGGTCAAAGGGATATATGCAGATATATGAGAAATGGCACACCGACCGGATGCAGAATCTAGGATGCACCGACCTCATGAACCCATATCAAAACGTGAGGGTCGGGATTGATTTCCTCTCATACCTGCTCAAGAAATACGGCACGATTCAAGATGCACTTGCAGCGTACAACTACGGTGAAAAAGGTGCAAGGGAATATTTGTGGAGCAACGGCGTGTATGTATATTCATACAACACGGCAATCATGCAGAGAATGAAAGAAATTGAGGAGGTGGTCGGGAAATGAGATTTGACTGGAAACCGGAATCAAAAGACAGGTATTTCAAAAAAGCCGAGGCAGCAGTCAAGGCAGCGGGATTTGATGACATCCTGCAAATCAGCAAAGAACAGTTTGCAATCACGAAAAGCACGGTCAAGGTGTATTTCAAGCCGATTCCGAGAGAGGGAAAGACCCGCCGATGGTGGGAGGCAAAGAAAAGCATCGCAGGGATGCAGGAACAGTCCGGAGGACGTGACGAGTTCGGCAGAAAAAAGAAAACCATTTTTATTCATGCCTATATGGTTTTAGAAATGGAGGAGCAGGACAGGTGAGGGCAGGAGAAATCATTGAAAGAATCAGACACATGCTCAAGGTCAAGGACTGCAAACATGTATGTCTGTTCTGCGAATATTATGACATGTGCAAAGAGGAGGCGAAAGCGAATGAACATGAGATATGCAAAGAGAAGTGAGGACACGGAGCAAATCAACGTCGTGTCATGGGCGGGATGGAACATGAGCCGTTATCCGGAATTAAAGTGGTTGTTCCATGTACCAAACGGAGGAAGCCGAAACAAGCAGGAGGCAGTCAAATTCAAACAGATGGGTGTCAAAGCGGGTGTTTCTGATTTGTGCCTCCCATATCCGAAAGGCTCATACTGCGGGTTGTTCGTCGAGATGAAATTCGGCAACAACAGGCAGCAGGAGACACAGAAAGAGTTCCTTGCAGACATGGCAGCAGCCGGACATTTTGTTGCAACCTGCTATTCGGCAGAGGAGGCAATCAAGGTTATTGAGGAATATCTGAATTTGTCGGATTCAGCACACAGGGAGAGAAGTTTGAACATGAGCATCCCGAACAACAGCATCCTCAAGGACGGGAAAATAAAATAACAGGAGGAATCAACATGAGAATTATTGCAGTGATGTCACCAAAGGGAGGAATCGGGAAAACGACGACATCCGATTCAATCGCTTATATGTTAGGTGAGGAGCAAGGGAAAAGAGTGCTTGTGTTAGATGGAGACCCGCAGGGCGATACATCAAAGACGTTCGGAGTATTTGAACCGGACGGAATCGGAATGAGTGAGCTGCTTGAGAAACATGAATGTGTCGGCGGTACATACAAAACAGGTGATCTGATTCGCCCGACGGAATATTCACACGTTGACATCATTCCGGCGAATGGCTATCTTATGCAGACGGACATGAATTTGCTGCTCAAGTCGGAGGACAATCAAGTCACACGATTGCGTGAGGCATTGCAGGAGGTGTCGGACGCATACGATTATTGCATTTGCGATTGTGGTCGTTTGCTTGACATGGTGGTCATCAATATCCTCATATCGGCAGAGTTAATCATTGCACCTGTAAAGGTTGGAGGATATGAAATCGAGGCATTGCAGAACCTTGAGGAGCAGATCGAGGATTTGAGGGACATCAATCCGGGTTTGAGAATCAAAGCGCTCATGACAATGCGACAGAAAAATAAGACCTCTCTTGAGGTTGAGGAATGGTTGAAATCAGATTCCGGATTCGACATGTTTGTCACTCCGGTTCGCCGTTCCATTGTTGCAGAGAAGTCAACAACGGCAATGATGCCACTCCCGAAATTTTCAAAGAGTGGAATCGTGTCTCAAGATTACAGATGCGTTGTGCATGAATTACTCAAAGAAATGGAGGGTTAAAACATGGGAAACATCATGAAAACAGCAAAATGCAGATTCTGCGGTCAGATGACTCAGATCGAGAGTGACGAAGAACTGACAGCAGCACAGGCAGAGGAACAGGCAACAATGACATGTAACTGCACAGATGCGGTTGAGTATCAGAAAGAGAAACAGAGAAAAGAAAAGGCGATGCAGAACGTCGCTGCATTGTTCGGAGAGGCAGCAACACCGGACAAAAGATGCGGAGAGGGAATTGTGAAGATTCTCAAGGCAGCAGTTGAGGAAATTTACACCGGAGGACTGGCAAAGGTCACGTTGAACCTCCGTGGAGGCGTGAAAGCCTCTATTTCGCAGAACAGCAAGGACGAAATCAACGTCGAACGTACCGAGACAAAAAAACAGAAACTCACAGAGTAATGACAGGAGGGTGAACAGATGGCAGCAGGATTCAGCGTGAAAGACGCACTCAACAAGAACAGCAAAGCAGGGATTGACGAATCTCCGAGAGCGAGATTCCGCACAAAGGACATTTCGATTTTCAAGATGTACCGCAACGACATGAATTTTTATAGTGTTGCAGACATCGAAGAACTGGCAGGAGACATCCTCCTGTCCGGTTTGAAACAGAATCTCGAACTTGTATATGCACCGTGCGAAAAAGGCGAATACAGAATCGTTGTAGGTGAAAGACGGTGGGAGGCTCTCAAGTACCTCGTATCAAAGGGATATAAAGATTTTGAACTTGCAACCAGTAAATTGACCACACCGCAGGACGATGACGAGGAGCAGGTTGAAATCATCATCGCCAACTCATACCGCTCAAAGACCATTTCCGACATGATTGAGGAGGAAACACGCCTCAAGGCATCTCTTGAGCGTATGAAAGCAGCAGGAAAGAAAATCAAGGGATATGACCTGCAATCCGGACGATTGAGGGATGTGATTTCCTCAATGCTGCATGTGAGCAAAACAAAGATTGCACAGATTGAGGCGATCAATAACAATCTGATTCCGGAATGGAAAGAGGAACTCAAGAAAGAACGCCTCACATTCTCCGCAGCTTATGAATTGAGCGGAATGACGGAGGATGAACAGCGTGAGACACTGGGGAAATTTTCAGAGACCGGAGAACTGACACACAAAGAAGTGAAAGACATGAAAGAGGCGAAAACAGCAGGGCAGCAGGTGTCAGAATCCGACACGGAAGAAAACGGCATGAATCCTCCGGAGGCAAGAGCAGGCGACGATTATGAGACACCTCATCCGGAGGGAATCACATCTCTCTGTTATTCCTGCACCGAATACGAGACTTGCAATGTCAAGACCGGAACATGTACCTCATGCGACCAGTACAAGAACCGTGCAGAGGCATACAAGACCGATGAACAGAGATATTCAGAGGAGCAGGATGCAATCGACCGTGAGACAAAGAAAAAACTCCGTGAGATGGAGCAGGAGAAGAAAATGCAGAACCTCCCATCAGATACACAGGAGACCGGACAGAAAGTGCATCAGATACGCCTTGCAAAGTCGTATTTCGATGATGTAGCAAACGGAATCAAGACATTTGAACTCCGAAAGAATGACAGAGGATATAAAAAGGGCGACATCCTTGAAATGATGGAATTTGCAGACGAAAAAAACACCGGACGCACGGTCAAGGTGCTTGTGACATATATCCTTGAGGACTACACCGGAATTGAGGACGGATATTGCATCATGGCAACCAAACTCATGAAAGACGGTGAGGAGTAATGTGCTATAAACAAAAACACCCGTATTTAATGCAACTTGTATATATCATCAAATACAGTTTGAAGAATTGGAGGAAATGACATGAATAACATCAAGAGAGGCGAAATGTTCTATATCAGCAGAGGGGGGGTGTCGTATAACGGGAGCGAACAGCACTCCGACCGTCCGGCGGTTGTTGTGAGCAATGACAAGAACAATGAGAACAGCAATGTCGTTGAGGTTGTATATATGACCACGCAACCGAAAACAGACCTCCCGACACATGTGACAGTGAGGTCAACCGGCAGACCAAGCACCGTTTTATGTGAGCAGGTCTATTCGGTATCAACGGAGCGTGTAGGAACATACATCGGAGAGTGTACAGACAAGGAAATGGAGAACATTGACATTGCTCTCATGATTTCCTTGCAGCTTGACGGCAACATGAAAACCTCAAAGAAATACAATGAGACAATCAAAGAGCAGCAGGAGGAAATCGACAGTCTCAAGAAAGAAATTGAGATGTTGCAGCAGGAGCATGAGGACACAATCGCAGAGATTGAACAGGATGCAGCAATCTATGTTGAGGAAAACAAGAAGATTGCGAACATGACACAGACAGAGGACACAATCAGATTACAGATAGAAAGAGACACATATAAGACCATGTATGAACAGTTACTCAACAAATTAGTTTAGTGAATGGAGGAGCAGTATGAACAAAAGCGAATTAAAAGCAATATTTATCAATGCAAAGGCGACAGATGCAAAATACATCGGAGTGAGCATCCAAACAGAGGGCAGCAGTCAACCGGAAATCATCATCAATCCGAATCCGAATTTTGATGCGAAATTTGACTACTACATGGAGGCATACGACGACGATTTGATTCTGATTGCAGCAAAGGGCAAAAAGGACATCAGAATCACGGCAGCAGGGCAAGGAAACCGTTTCGAGGATATTGAAAACCAGTTAATCGGTGAAAAGGGCAAAGGTTGGAGAGAACTGATTGCAGGAGCGATTGACAAAGCATATAACCGCATGACCGAAAGCACACCGCCACAGTCAGAGGAGGAAAAGACCCATTGCGAGATGATAAAAGAGGCAGTCAAGGGAATGTTCATCAATGAGAGCCGGACGGCAGCAGAAGCAGAGTTCATCAAGATGCACATTGTTGATTATGAGAAAATATTCGATGTCTGCATGAATGGCGATGATCTTGAGTTCAAAAAAGGTCTCGTCAGATTGCAGAAGATGCAAAATGAGTATGTGATGCAGAGAGAAAGGACGGGAACGGCGAATGAATAAAGTCATATTGATGGGGAGGCTCACAAGAGACCCGAATGTCAGATATACGCAGCAGAACAGTTCACAAGAATCCATGTGCGTGGCACGTTACACTCTGGCGGTTGATCGTTGGGGGCAGCGGGACGGGCAACCGTCCGCAGATTTCATCTCATGCGTTGCATTTGGCAGAAATGGCGAATTTGCGGAGAAACATTTAAAACAGGGAACGAAAATTGTTGTCACAGGCAGGATTCAGACAGGCTCATACACAAACAGAGACGGACAGCGGGTTTATACGACGGACGTTGTGATTGAGGAACAGGAATTTGCGGAAAGTAAGAAAGCAGCGGGAGAACAGGGACAAAATGCAGGTTATACGGATGCAGGAGACGGATTCATGAACATTCCGGACGGCGTTGACGAGCAACTCCCTTTTGCGTAAATGGAGAGGAGGAGCGTGATAATATGGGAATTATGAGCATCGTGAAAAGCGTGATTGAGCATTTCAGAAAAGCCGGAAAGACAGAAAAAGAAATCTAAAGCATGATCGAACAGGCAGCAGATAAAGCGACAGTCAACAAGGGCATCGCAGAAAAAAAGGAATATAAAAAACCGGAAATCAAGGCAAAGACAACAGCAGAACAGTTCGTCAAGGCGGTCATGCAAACAGGTGTCACAGCGGAGCAGGTAAAAACGGCAATTATGAAAATGAGCGGTTCGCAAGGATGCACAAATCGCCGAGATACGAATAACTGGCGTAAAATGCACGGTCTGCCTATGAGAAGAAAGCAGAAAGCGAGGAAAAAGCATGAAAGAGGAAAAAGAGCAGACAGTCATTGACAAAACCCTGCTATATCTCGAAAACTATCGTGAAATGGAACGATACATCAAAGAGGCAGTGTCGGAGACCTCTCAAGTGCCGAATATAAGCAAATATAACATATCAGCAGAGAGAGCATTTCTGCAATCGGTCAGAGAGTGCCGTGCAGAGACGGCCATTCTGTTCGAGCATCTCAAACAGGCTCTTGCATCACTCAAAGAGGATGCAGAGGCAGCAGGTGAGGGGTACAAGTACGACGCACTTGAGGCAGTATATATCAAGGGAAAGACATACGAGGATATAGTGAGGGAAACAGGCTGCGGACGCAACTCACCGAAAAAGTGGTGCAAGGTTATGATACAACGCCTGTCAATCAAATTATTTGGTGCAAAAGCGATTGAAAATGATAGAAACGGAGTGAAAACAGGGTGAAATGAGGGTGAAAATAGGGGTAAAAAGTGGGTGAACAAAAGACGAAATGAAAGTGCTAATATGTTAGCGTGAACAGTTGAGTTGAGCGATTGCAGATATGCAGTCGCTTTTTTCTTGCCTGTTTGCCCTCCTGTTATATGCGGGTAAGTGTACACAGTAATGTGCATAACTGCCCGCCTCTTGTGGATAACAAAGCAGGAGAATCAAGAAAGAGAGGAGAACACAGATGCTTTTGAAATCATGCAGGTGTGGCAAGCTGATTCCGCAGTCGATGAAGATGTGCGAGGAATGTGAACGGCAGCAGCAGTCGAGACACATGATATACAACAACACACGGCGAGACGAGAGAGCAGCGGAGTTCTATATATCAAAGGAATGGCGGGCGATGCGGGAACGTATCATTGAGGTCTATGACAACATAGATATATACGCATTATATGTCGAACATGAACTACTCACATGCAATCCTGTTCACCATATCGTTGAACTTGAGGACGACTGGGAGCAGCGTTTGAATCCGTTCAACCTCATACCTCTCAATCATAAAACACACAATACAATCACGGCTCTGTATAAGCAGAGCCAAGCGAGCATGAGAGCAACACAGAAACAGTTGAGATCACTGATTGAGTACCACTTTCGAGAGGCAGGGGGATATAAAAAAGTTTTGTGCGATTCATTTCTAGTCGCACCCCCTCTTTTCTTTGGAGAAAACTCCCCACGAGAATTTCAGTAGATGGGTACATCCGAAAGAGGTGTCAGAATGTGACACAAAAGCACTGAAATACTGACGGAAAGGAGGCTTGTTGCATCATGGCAGGACAAAGACAACCCACAGATTTGGTTGTGATGAACGGGCGAAAGCACCTCACAAAAGCCGAGATTGAGGCACGAAAAAACGCCGAGGTCACAGCACCATGCGACAAAGTGAGACCTCCGTCATATTTGACACCGGAGCAAAAGAAACAGTTCCGGAAGATTGCGAAAGAATTACTCGAAATCAAACTGATTTCAAACCTTGATTGCGATGCACTGGCGAGACTGCTCATTGCACAAACGCAGTACATCGAAATCACAGAGCAAATCAGAGCAACTCCATTGATGGAGGATGTTCAGGTCTATGAGATGCGGGAAAATCCGGACACGGGCGAAAAAGAACGTGTGCAGGTCGGTACAAGACAGGTCGTTTCCGGAGAAAGAGAACGCCTAATGATTATTCAAGACCGCTGCATGAAACAGTGTAGGCAGGGAGCATCAGATTTCGGACTGACAGTTTCCTCCCGCTGCCGTTTGGTCGTACCGAAACCACAACAGCAAAAGCCGGAGAACAAATTTGCGAAATATGCAAATTAAGGCATGGCAAAAGCAGGAGAAACACAAGACCGCTGCACACAATACGCCCTTGATGTTGTATCGGGCAAGATAACAGCCGGAGAATATGTCCGTCTTGCATGTCAGAGGCATCTTGACGACATCGAAAAATCGAAAGCAGCACCATACAAATACTATTTCGACGTTGAAAAGTCGGAGGAAATCATCAATTTCGCAGAGGAATTGACCATTGCAGAGGGTGAGGAAAATGAGCATGTGACGGCATATCCGTTCCAGTGTTTCATTTTAGGGTCACTCAATGGATGGAGAACAAAGGAAAAGTCATACAGACGATTCAGAACATCTTATGTGCAATTAGGACGACAGAACGGAAAATCGTTCATCAATGGTATTTTGGCGTGTTATTACGGCAATTTCGACGGGTACAAGTACGGAAAAATATTTTGTACGGCGACAAAGCAAGACCAAGCGAACATTGTTTTTGACGAGGTCGCAAAATTTATCAATTCCGACGAGGATTTGTCAGAGTGGTTCAAGGTTCACGACCACAACCACACGATTGACTGTCTGCTGACGCATTCGGAAATCAAAGCATTGTCCGGAGATACAAAGTCACTCGACGGACACCGTGCATATTTGGGGATCGTCGACGAGTACCACGCCCACAAAACAAACCAGATGTACAAACTGCTTGAGGGTGGTATCAAGAAACTCAAGTCGGCGTTGATTTCGGTTATTACAACAGCAGGATTCGACCTCAAGTCGCCGTGCTACAAGTTATATGAGTATTGCTGCAATCTACTCAAGGGCGTTTTCGAGAATGACAGTCAATTTGTGTATATCGCACAGATGGACGAACACGACGACAGGTACACACCGGAAAACTGGATAAAAGCGAACCCGATTCTTGAGTTTGACCGAGACGCACTTGAGAACCTCATTCCGATTGCACACACTGCCCGTGATATGGGCGGGGAGGACTTGAGAGATTTCCTCGTAAAGCAGTTGAATATGTGGATGCAGTGGTCAAATTCACTGTATATCAAGGACATTGCATCATGGAAAGCATGTGCAGTTTTGAAATCACTCAAGGATTTCAGAGGGTCAAAGTGCTATGTTGGCGTTGACTTGTCATCCGGAGGAGACTTGACATCAATCGCAATCGTGATTCCGTTCATGGTGGAGGACACGAAAAAATATTTTGTTCACACACATTCGTTCATCCCGTCCTCAAGGGTGGATGAACACATCAAGACTGACAAAGTACCATACGACGTATGGATTGAAAAAGGTCTTGTGACGGTAACGGAAACACTGGGAGGAATCAAGACAGATTACAAATACATCATCAGATACCTTGAGGATTTAGTGAGGGAATACAACCTCAAACCGCAGTTGATTTGTTACGACCCGCACAACGCATCGGCGTTCCTGTCAGACCTTGAGGCGATGGGATTCGATTCAATCTCTGTCACACAGACAGCAAAAGAATTGAACGATGCGACCGTTGATTTCAGACTTGAGATTCTTGCGGGCAATGTGGAGATTGAGGGAATGGAAGTCGGCAAAGAGGGCAACAAGATAGTTGTTCCAGTTGACAGCCTGCTTGTTTGGTCGATTGCGAATGCAAAGACCATCTCGAACAACTACGGTGAAATAAAGATTGACAAAGACATCACGACAGAACGAATCGACCCGATTGACGCTATTATCGACGCATGGAAACACGCAATGAAAGAGGAGTATCGACCGGATGTGAACGAAACTGTCAATGAATGGCTTGAGCAATTTGAAAAATACATGAAGAAAGGCGGTGAGAAATAAATGAATCCGTTTCAAAGACTAGGAGCAAAAATTTCAAATTGGTGGAAAGGCGAACCACAGGACAGCGGGGGCAAAACGACATTGAACTCACCGTCATTCCTTGAGCGGATAGGACTGAAAAGAAAAAGAAAACCGACATCAGAGGTCACATATTTCACATGTCTCAAAATGCTGTCGGAAACCCTTGCAAAAATGCCTATCAAATATTATCAGAAAACGGACAAGGGAATCATTGAGGCAGAGGCGACAGATACATCGAAACTGCTCTCAAAAAGACCGAATCCGTTCATGACACCAACAACATTTTGGAACACGGTTGAAATCAACCGTAACCACTACGGAAACGCATATGTGTACATGAGAAAGAAGTTTGACCGAAAGAAATTCGGCGGTGAAATCAAAATCGTTGATTTGTGGGTCATGCAGTCAAATTGTGTGCAGATAGTCGTTGACGATGCAGGAATATTCGCAGGAGTGGGGCGTTTGTGGTACGTCTACACAGACCCGACATCCGGTCGTCAATATGTGTTCAGTACAGACGAGGTGATGCATTTCAAGACATCATTCAGCTTTGACGGCATTACAGGACTACCAGTGCAGCAGATATTGAGAGATACGGTTGCAGGTGCATCTGAATCACAGGCGTTTATGAATAATTTGTACGAGAGCGGTCTGACAGCAAAAGCGACACTCGAATACACAGGAGAGTTGAACGAAAAGGCAAAAGAGGCACTTGTCAAATCGTTTGAGGAGTTCGGCAGCGGGGCAAAGAACACAGGAAAAATTCTGCCTGTTCCGTTGGGAATGAAACTCACACCTCTCGACATCAAACTGACCGATTCACAGTTCTTTGAATTGAAAAAATATAATGCATTGCAAATCGCAGGAGCGTTCGGAGTAAAACCGAATCAAATCAACGACTATTCAAAATCGTCGTACAGTAACAGCGAAATGCAGCAGTTATCATTCTACGTCGACACAGAACTGTTCATCATCAAGCAGTATGAGGAAGAAATCAATTATAAGATGCTGCCGGATGAAGAATCAGACGACGGATATTATTACAAATTCAACGAAAAGGTACTGTTCCGCACCGATTCAAAAACACAGATGGAGTATTTGAGAGATGGTGTCGGTGGAATGATTATCAAACCGAATGAGGCAAGACGTAAACTCGACATGGAAGATGCGGAGGGAGGCGATGTCCTACTTGCGAATGGTAGCATCGTACCGTTGACGATGGCGGGTGCAGCATATTTGAAAGGTGAATCCGAGCAGGAGAACACCGATGAACCGGAGCAACCGGAGGAAGAAACAGAGCCGGACACAGAGCAGCCGGACACAGCAACAGAACCGGACGAAACCGACACGGCAGAGGACGAGACTGACGAGGAGGGAGGTGAATAAGCATGGGAAAGAAAAGACGTTTTGATTTCACAAAGAAAAATAAACGCAGCGGAAAAGTTGAGAATGTCGGCTATTTGGATTTAGAGCAGGACGAGGAACAGAGCAGATGTTCCTTGTATTTCTACGGTGACATTGTATCGGCAACATGGGAATCTATGTGGTACGAGGAGGACAGATGTCCGCAGGACATCGCAGATTTCCTCAACCAGTTAGATGGATATGAGGACATTGACATCTATTTCAATTCCGGCGGTGGCGATGTATTCGCAGGACTGGCAATCTATAACCAGTTAAAACGATACGACGGACACAAAGTCGGATATGTCGACGGAATGGCAGCGTCTATCGCATCAGTCATCATGTTCGCATGTGACGAACTGCATTTTGCAACGGGTGCTCAAGCAATGATTCACAAACCGTTATGCATGGCATACGGAAACGCAGACGATTTCAAGGCAGTAATAAAGCAGTTGAATCTCTGCGAGGATTCGATTCTTGATGTCTACATGGAGCATGTGCAGGAGGGTGTCACAAGAGACAAGATTCAGACACTTATGAGCAATGAAACATGGTTCGACAGCAAGAAGATGCAGCAGTATTTCAATGTTGAAATCGAGGAAAAGGCAGCAGTTGCAGCGTGTGCATCTGACTTTTTCGAGAAATACAACAATATTCCGGAGGCACTCAAAGGAATCGACACAAAGGACATTGTCGATGCAGTGATTGCAGAACTGGAAAATCGGAACAATGCAGCAGCAGAGGCAGAAAAACAGAGAATCGAGGCAGAAAAGCAGCAGATTCTTGATGATTTATACCTTTACGGTATGTAAGAAATGGAGGACAGAAAGTCATGAATAAGGAATTACAGAAGTTATTAAAGCAGATTAACAACAAGAAGAATGAAGTCAAGAGCCTTGTGAACGATGGAAAACTCGACAAGGCAAGAGCAGTAAAGGAGGAACTCGTGGAATTACAGAACAGATTCGACCTCCTCTATGATTTGGACGAGGACGAGCAGGAGGGCATCGAGGACAAGGTCAACGGTGGAACTGCAAAGCAGGTCGGCGGTGCTACAAAGCCGGACAAAAAGAACATCGTGAAATCATTCGTGAACATCGTCAAAGCCGGATTCCTGCACAAAGAGGCAAACGAGGCAGACATCGCAGTGTATAACGCTGCAATCACATCCGACACATCTGACAAAGGAGAGGGTGAGGCCGGAATCGGTGTCACAATTCCGGAGGACATCAGAACAGACATCATCGAACTGCGTCGCTCATCCGACAACCTTGAGCAGTATGTAAATGTCGAGGGCGTAACAACCAAGACAGGAACACGCAACATCGAGGCTGATGCGGATTCAACACCGTTCGACAACGTGGACGAGGCTGCGGATTTTCCGGAGATGGACGAGCCTACTTTTGTGCAGGTCAAGTATGACATCAAGAAAAAGGGTGGAATCCTCAAGATGACTGCCGAACTGCTTGAGGACACAGCATCCAACATCATGGCGTACATCAACAAGTGGATTGCTAAAAAGACAAAGGCAACCCGTAACGCAATGATTCTCAAGACCCTCGATGCAATGACAAAAGGGAAAGAGGTAACAATCGAGAACCTTGACAGCCTCAAGGATGTGTTCAATGAGGATTTAGACCCTGCAATCGCAGCGGGAGCAGTTGTCATCACTAATCAGAGCGGTTTCAACTATCTCGACAAGTTAAAGGATAAGGACGGCAACTATATTTTACAGAAAGACCCGACACAGCAGACAAAGGGTAAACTGCTTTTCGGTGAATATCCTATCATCAAGTTATCAAAGAAAACTCTTGCATCCGAGAAGATTATGAACAGCGACGGTCACACAATCGACGGGTACAAACATCCGGTATATTGTGGCGACTTAAAAGAGGCAATCACACTCTTTGACAGAAATGTCCTCACAATCGACCTCAATGATAAGGGTACGGGATTATGGGATAAGGACTTGACAGGTCTCAAGGTTCGTGACCGTTTCGATGTGCAGCCTGTCGACAAGGCAGCAGTCATCAAGGGTCAGATTACAGAAGTTATCAACGGGTAATATGGCAGCAGGGCGGTGAATCCGTCCTGCTAATTGAAAGCAGGTGAGAACATGACGGATGAAGAAAAAGAGAAGTACAGAGGCGGTCTGATTGCTACATGCAAGATATATTGTCACATCGACTATGATGACGACATCGAAATCCTTGAATTGATGCTTGACACGACACTGGATGAAATGACGGAATTGATTCCGAATTTCGACCGGAACAACCTCACAAGCCGTCAAAAATTGCTTGCATTTATGTCCGTGAAAGAACTGTACGACAACCGTGACAAGTACCGGAGCGATACGAAAACGCTATCTGCTGCCGTCTCCTCTATGTTACTGAAAGAAATATACGGAGGTGCAGCAGAATGACAGGCAGAATCAAGATAATTCGCAAAACAACAAGCGTTGTTGACGGCAGACGGCAGCAGGAGGAACAGGAATTTTTCTCATGTTGGTGCGATGTCAAGAGTTTGGGAACAAACGAGAAATACAATGCATTGCAGATAGGCCTTGAGAACATGATTGTGTTTGAAACAAGAACCTGCGACAAGATGGAGGAAATCAGATTGAATCTGAAAGAGTTCTATGCAGTGTATAAAGGCGTTGAGTTCAAAATATATGATGCGTGTCCGATGTTCACAGACGATAGGAAATATCAGTTGAAATGTAGAACGGGAGCATAGTGTCATAATCTGACACCGGAGGTGATGCAGTGAAAATCGAGATGGAATTTCAAGGTTTGAAAGAACTTATGAAAGCATTTGAGGACGCAGCGAGCGACGAGGACATAAAAGAGGTCAATCAAAAGATTGTCAAGCAAAGCGAACCAGTCGTGAAAAACATCATGTCCAGTAAGATTCCGAAATCTGCGGACATTAAATTGTCCGGTCGAGGATTTGGTTCAAAGTCATCCGTGACATCACATGCAGCGGACAGCATACCGGTAGGAGCAGTCAAGGTGAAAGACACCGGAGCGTCTGCGGATGTTGGATGGGAAAAGTCGGACAACAGCGAACATTTTTATGTGAAATTCATAAACTGGGGAACTATCTATCGCCCGCCTCAAGAATTTATCTATGCAACAGGGCGTGAGGCAGATGCGGAACTGCAAAAAATCGCAGAACAGGAATATCAATCATATTTAGACAACACATTGAAATGAGGTGAGAGCATGAGCAGCAGTCCGGACATCATCAAAGATGCATCCGACGCATTGAAACCAATATCAGACAGGAAAATCATTGTGATGCAAGGATGGTATGACAAAAACATCCATGACAGACATGTGACATTGTGGGATTTGGGAGAAAACGACGAGAATTTTTCGGACGACGATGCAGAGGGAGTGACGCTGTCAGTGCAGGTCACTATATTTTCAGAGAATGACGAGGTTGAACTTGCGAGGGAAATCAAGTCACTCATGAAAGAAAATGATTTCTCGTTTGACGGCAGGAACGGAGACGATTCAAAGCCGGAGGACGGAATCTATATGAAAGCACAAAGGTTTTCAAAGTTTTATGAAATGGAGGAATAGACATGAGCGAAACAGTAACACAGGTTAGCGACACAGAACAGAAGATTGTGAGGAGTAGAACTTGCGGTTGTAGAGATTTCTACATCGCAAAAATCACACAGAACGATGCGACGGGATATATTGCAGGAACTCCGGTGAAGCTGGCAAGAGCAATCAAGGCGAAAGTTGATGAAAAATGGACATCTGAAAAGATTTACTCCGATGACGGAACAGAGGAGGTCATCAACTCATACGAGGGAACAGAGGTTGAACTTGAGGTCAATGCACTTGCACCACAGGACAGACAGATTCTTTTCGGTCAGTTATACGAGAACGGTTTCCTTGTCAAGACAGCCGACGACAAAGCACCGGAGGTCGCTATCGGATGGCGTGAGAGAAAACTGAACGGAAAGTATGATTTTAAATGGTTATACGCAGGAAAATTTGCAGAGGGAATCAGCGAGGAGGCAAGCACAAAAGAGGGCAAACTGTCTCCGACGACAAAGAGCATCAAGGGTTCATTCTATGAGAGAAATCTTGATAATGCGTATGAAATTTCGGTTGATGAATCAAACCTTGTGAAAGAGAACACAAAGGCAGCGGATGCAATCAAAAACTGGTTTTCAAAGGTGCAGGAACAGGACGACACAGCAGCGTAACAGGGGATATAACAGGAGGATAAACCATGAATAGAAAAATCATCATCAGCAACAAAGAGTTCGCAATGCCGAAAATGTCGATTGATACATACACGGAGTACCTCGATATTGCAGAGCAGACGGACGCACATCCGAGATACACAAGACAGGACATCGAGATAATGGCACTGTTTATCTGCAAAGCATACGGAGATCAGTTCACAGTCGAAGAATTAAAGAATCCGGAGACCGGACTGGATGCAGCAGGTTTGATTCTTGAGTTCCAGTTCATTGATGCAGGAATCGGGGAAGAACTCACAAAACGCATGGAGAAGATAGAGAAAAATTTTCAGAATGGCAAGTGATGCCGGAAATAGAGGTCACTTGCAGCGGGAAAAGATACTTTATCAACTCCATAACGGTGGAGCAGTACAAAAAATATATCAGTCTCATGGAGAAAAATCACACGGAAAAGATTTCCGGAGTGATGTTTTTCAACACAAAGATAATGCAGGAGTTGTTCAGGAACGAATTGACACTTGCAGAAATCGGGGAGATTGATGCGATTGATTTTCTAACGGCAATCAAGACAGTTCATTTTGTGATGCAGAACATTATTGCGGAGAAACTATTGAACATTGTCGAGGTTGAACAGGTAGAAAAAGAAAAGTCCGTATTTGACGAATTTGACCGTGAAAACGGTTATGAGGACGAGCCAGAAGAACCGGAGGAAAATCAATGGAAAGTCTGCGGGGAAATTGTTGACCGTGTTGTAAAAATTGCGATTCGGCTATTGAAAAACTCATACAGTCAGTGCATGAAAGAAAACATTGTCACGTTGTTGGAATACTTGCGTTTTGAATTAGACACAATCAACGAAAATCAGTAGGAGAGGAGGCGACCGAATGGCTTATACAAGCGTCAAAATTTCTGCAAATTCAAGTGATTACCAGTCACAAATGAAATCGGCAGCAGCACAAATGAAAGTCCTGTCTGCGGAATATACGACGGCAGCAACGAAAGCAAAGTTGTTCGGTTCAGAAACAGACAGCCTCAAGGCAAAAGCCGAATCGCTCACTCAAAAAATCACGGTGCAGAAAAACATCGTGAAATTGAACAGTGAGCAGCAGGAGAAGTTGACAAAGAAACTGTCAGACCAAAAGACAAAGCAAGAGGAACTCAAAACAAAGATTGATGCTGCAAAAGAGGCTTATGAGAAATCGACAGCAGAGACCGGAAAGAACTCCGAACAGTCAAAGGCACTCAAAGAGGAACTTGACAAGTTAGAGAAAGAGTTTACCACAAATGAGACAGCAATCGGAAAGACGGAGACCGCACTTGCGAATCAGACAGTAAAGACGGAAAAGTCAAAAACTGCTCTCATGAACATGGAGGCAGAACTAAAAAATGTTAATGACCAGTTGAAAGATAATAAACTTGAAAAATTTGCGACCGCTTGCGATACGGCGGGAACAAAGATGGAAAGTTTCGGAAAGAAAATGTCGGTTGTCTCTGCCGGAATTGCGGGCATTGGTGCAGCATCTATTGCAGCGTTCAAAGAACTCGACGAGGGATATGACACCATAGTGACAAAGACCGGAGCAACCGGAGAGGCACTTGAGGGGTTGACGCAGTCTGCGGATAATGTTTTCGGCACAATGCCGGAGGATATGTCGACGGTAGGCGAGGCAATCGGAGAAGTCAATACAAGATTCCATACAACGGGAACGGAACTTGAAAAGACCTCAAAACAGTTCATACAGTTTGCAACAATCAACGGAACAAACGTCACACAGTCAGTTGACCAAGTTGACAAAATTATGAAAGCGTGGAACGTGGATGCATCACAGACGGGAAACCTGTTAGGATTGCTCACGGCAAAGGCACAGGAGACCGGAATCTCCGTTGATACGCTTGAATCAAATGTACTTAATAACAACGCAGCATTCAAAGAAATGGGTCTGTCATTGCCTCAAGCAATCAATTTGATGGCTCAATTCGATGCAAACGGTGTTGATTCAACTCAAGCGATGGCGGGTCTTAAAAAAGCATTACAGAACGCCACATCAGAGGGAAAATCAATGGACGAGGCGTTGTCAGAGACAATCGGCAGCATCAAGAACGCAAAGACAGAGACTGAGGCGATGCAGATTGCAACGGAACTGTTCGGAAAGAAAGGTGCAGCAGAAATGACAAAGGCGATTCGTGAGAATCGAATCGACCTCACCAGTCTGTCGTCATCAATGGAGGAATACGGAACGACGGTCGAGGACACCTACAACGGAACTCTCGACCCGATTGACAATGCAAAAGTTGCAATGAACAATGCAAAACTGGCACTGTCGACACTGGCATCCACAGCACAGACATCCGCAGCACCTATGATTGAGAAACTGACCGGAAAGATTCAAGAGTTGACAAAATGGTTCACGTCGCTCTCTCCGGCACAGCAAGAAACAATCCTCAAGGCCGGTCTTGTGGTTGCAGCTATCAGTCCGTTGTCAATCGGATTCGGCAAAGTGGCAAAGGGAATCTCTGACACGGTAACGACCGGACAGAAATTTGTTTCCGGTGCTGCGAAAATCATTGCAAAGATAACAGCAAAGACAGCAGCCACGGCAGCAGGAACGGCAGCAGATACGGCAGGAACGGCAGCCACGGCAGCACATACGGCAGCCACGACAGCAGCAACAGCGACGACCGGAGGAATGACAGTGGCACAAACGGCACTCAATGCAGTTATGAACCTGTGTCCGATTATCATGATTGTGGCACTGATTGGAGGACTGATTGCAGCAGGTGTCGCCCTGTACAAAAACTGGGACACTGTCAAAGAAAAACTGTCCGAATTGTGGAGCAACATCAAAGAAAAATTTGAGGCAATCAAAGAGACCATCACGGGAGCGTTCACGAAAGCGAAAGAAGCGGTCACGGAAAAGGTCAAAGAGATCGGCGATAATATAAAAAACAGTACCATCGGACAAGAGGCAACGAAAGTATTCAGCAGCGTAAAGGACACCGTTCACAATTTTATGTCAGCAGCGACCGAAACGGCAAAGGAAAAACTGGGGAACATGAAAACTGCCTATGAAGAAAACGGAGGCGGTATCAAAGGCGTTGTTGCTGCCGGATGGGAGGGAATCAAAGGATATTATTCCGCAGGATTCACATTTGTTGATGATTTGTCCGGAGGAAAACTCTCCGAAATAAAAACAAAATTTTCAGAAAAGACATCCGAGATCAAGGAAAAGGTTTCAGACGGTTGGGAGAATATGAAAACCACGGTCACGACAAAAATGACCGAATGGAAAACCAATGCGTCAAACAAATTACAGGAAATCAAAACCGGATTTTCTGAAAAAGTTTCGAGCATCAAGGAAAATGTGTCGTCTGGTTGGGAGAATATGAAAACCACGGTCACAACAAAAATGACCGAATGGAAAAATAATGCAACCAACAAGTTGAATGAGATCAAAACCGGATTCTCAACAAAGGTTTCGGAGATCAAGACAAAGTGGTCGTCAGATTTTACCAATATCAAAGATAAAGCGACCTCTCTCATGGAGACGGCGAAATCAAATGTTTCAACAAAATTGAACAATATGAAAACGGCGTACACGAACGCCGGAGGCGGTATCAAGGGAATTGTGTCCGCATCTTTTACGGGCGTGAAAGATGCAATGAACTCTCTCATGTCGCAGGCGAACACATTGACCGGAGGAAAACTCGACAGCATAAAGTCAGCGTTTTCGTCAAAATTATCCAGTGCGAAGTCAACCGCATCCTCCATACTGGACGGAATAAAGTCTGCATTTTCTTCAAAAATGGAAAGTGCAAAGTCAACGGTTTCAAACGCATTAGGAAGAATAAAAAGTGCGTTCAATTTTAGTTGGTCATTGCCACAGTTGAGATTACCGCATATTTCGATTAGTGGAAGCTTTTCAATTAACCCGCCGTCTGTGCCTCATTTTGGAATCAGTTGGTACAAATCCGGAGGTATCATGACGAACCCGACAGTGTTCGGAATCAACGGCAACAACCTCATGGCGGGAGGCGAGGCAGGAGACGAGGCAATCTTGCCACTTGCGGAATTTTACAACAAATTGAACAACATCCTAGACAAGAAACTGGATGCCGTTCAAAAATCAAATATTGTTTATGTAACGAATCACACCTATATCGACGGAGACGAGGTTGCAAGCAGAACCGTGTCAAAAGTTGATGCACAAATGGTTACGGATAGAAGAAAAGGGAGGTAAAACAGGGCGATGAAAATAAATGGTATAGACATCAGAAAATATGATGCAAAACAGTTGACCGCCGATGTGCAGCCTCCCTCATTTTCGAATAGTTATGAATGGCTGACGGGAGCAGCATTGCCGACGGAATTTGAGACAGAGGTTCAGATGGGGCATTTGAAACTTTCAATTTATTTCAAGGGCAAGAATAGAAACAATATCATTCGGGCAGCGTCAGAGTTTATGATGAATTTCACAAAGGCTTGCAAGCTGGAACTTGACGGCTACAAAGGAACGTATATCGGATTCATCACATCGAATGATTATGAGAAAAAGAATGTGAAAGAACGATACGTTGTGAATATCGAATTTGACGGCTTTTTTGTTGATGATGACCTCTCAATCGTGTTTGATGGGAAAACCTCTGCGTCGCTCTATAAAGTAGGCACAAGGGACGCTCCGTGCGTTGTAGAGGTATATGCAAAGAAAGCCTTGACGAACTACACAATCGGCGGGTTGGGAGACGATGACATCATCGTGGAAAGTCTTACAGCAGGAAAAACGGCTGTGATTGACGCAAAAACCGGACTTGTGACAATCGACGGGGCGAACGCATTTGACAAAGTGGATTTATGGGCGTTTCCAGTGCTAAAGTCGGGAGAAACAGCACTCACATTCTCTGATACAAACGCAAGAGTGACAATCAAGTACACTCCAATGTGGATTTAGGAGGTGAGAGCGTTGCAAATTTTTAATGACAGAAAGAAAAGAATCGGAACACTGTCCGGATTCAAAGACAGAGCAATCACCACGACACTGGATTCCGGTGACAAGGAAATGACATTTGCATATCCTGCGTCGGGAGCGTTGGTTGGTTTATTGCAAGAAGAATATTATATACGCACAAAAACAGATGAATTTGTCATAAAAGCAGTTGAAAAGGGAGAACAATTCAACAAATACACTGCCGTTCTCAATGCCGAGGAGTTAGAGGGGACGGCGTTCCCGTATGGCTTTGAATCGGATGAACAGACAATCAGAGCATGTCTTAAGTTTGCGTTCGAGGGTACGGGGTGGCATGTTGGAACATGCACGGTCACAAAGAAAAGAACCATTGACGAGCAGGAGAACATCACGGCGTGGGATGTCCTGCAAAAGTGCCTATCAACATATAGGTGCGAATGTATCATTGATTCAATCAATAAAACGGTGAATATTTACGAAAGAATAGGCAGTGATAAAGGTTGCTATTTCATAGAGGGGATAAACCTCCGAAAAATATCTTTGAAATCCGACACTTATGATTTTTATACAAGAATCTATCCGATTGGCAAAGACGGCATCACGCCGGAATGGTTGACCGGAAAAGATTACATCGACAATTTTCAGTATAGTTCCAAAGTCAAGGCGTATGTGTGGAAAGATGAACGATACACCAACACCACAAGTCTGATTGAGGATGCGACGGCAAAGATTGAGGAAATGTCACGACCGTACAAGGCATATACTGCGGAGGTTGTTGACCTTGCGAAAGCGTCAGAGGAGTACAAAGACATTCTTTCATACGGAATCGGAGACACGGTCACACTTGTGTCAAAGAAAACCCGAACGAAAGAAAAACAGAGAATTGTCAAAATTACGGAATATCCGGAAACACCGAAAAAAAATACGGTTGAGATTTCAAACGCACGAAAAACATTTGCGGATATTCAAAAAGAAGCAACAGCAGCAGCTACGGAGGAGGCAATTTCCATCGCCAACAGCAACACAAAAAAGGTGTTGAAAGATGGATATTACACAAAAAGCGATGTTGAATCACATATCACCGCAGCAAAAGACGAGATCAGTTTAGGCGTTTCACAGGTGTATGAAACAAAAAAGATTGTATCGGAGAAAGTTGCAGCAGCAGAGAAGAACGCCAACGCAGCGACCGACGAGAAGCTGACAGAGTATTCCACCACAGAGGAGATGAAATCGGCAATCGACATGAAAGCCGATGAAATCAATTTAGGAGTGTCAAAGACCTATGAGACAAAAACCTCTGTGTCAGAGAAGATCACCGCAGCGAATAAGACGGCACAGGATGCAGCCAATGCAGCAGAGAAGAACGCCAACGCAGCGACCGACGAGAAGCTGACAGAGTATTCGACTACAGAGGAGATGAAATCGGCAATCAAAGTGAAAGCAGATGCAATCGAATCAACGGTTTCAAAAAAAGTAAATAACGACGAGATTATCTCAAAAATCAATCAGTCAGCGGAAAAGGTGTCAATAAATGCCTCAAAAATAAATTTTAACGGAATGGTGACCGCAAATTCAAAGTTTAAGATATTAACAGATGGGGCATTCGAGGCTAATTATGGGAAAATAGCAGGATGGAAAGTTGAAAATGGCTATATAGAATCAAAAAACACAGGTGGAATAACCACAAAGCTATATAGTGATGGAAGAATCGTGTTTGGGACTTGCGAATTAAGCACATACGGAGGAGCTTTTACAGTAAAGAATGGATTGCACATATATACAAGCGCAAATACAAGCTCAAGCGGGTTTGATGATGGAACAGAAAGACTAAAAATATTTGGCTTATCACACGTTACATCTGGTGGACATCTTGTGTTCGACACGGATGGTTCAACAGTTAGTTATTTGTCAAGCTCATCCAAGCGATACAAAGAACATGTAAAAAATATGACAACGGAAGAAGCTAAAAAAATATTAGAAATTCCGGTTGTGTGGTTCAAGTATAAAAAGGGGTATCTGAATGAAAATGATTGGCTAAATAATAAAAAAATACCGGGTTTTTACGCAGAAGATGTGTTTGAAATTTTCAAAGTGGCGACACAACTCAATGAAGATGGAGAACCAGAAGACTGGAATTATAGAATGATAATTCCGGCAATGTTAAAATTGATACAAGAATTGTATGAGAGGGAAAAAGAATAACATGACGACAATATTCCAAAAGGCAAAAGAGGAAATAAACAAAAAGATAAATGAAGTGATAAGAGAAAACAATATACCTGCTTGTCTAATTGAAGGCATTTTGATGAGTGCAGTTGCAGATATAAGAGAACAAGAAAAGATGGAAATGCTAGAAAATATAAAAAATATGGAGCGAGAACTCGAAAAGGCAAAGAAAGCAGCAAAGAGAGTTCTGAAAACAGAACCGGACGAGGAAAAGCCGGAGCAGGATGAACCGGAGAATCCGGAGGAATAAGAAGTAAACACCGAGAGGAGGTGAGAGCATGGCAGCATTGACGAAACTGACAACGAACATCAATCTTGAAATGTCCGGAGACACTAAAAGATATTTAGTATCTGCAAAGCAGGGAGACAAGGCAACACGATTCATTGTCGCAAGACTGCTCAACAACGGTGAACCGTACACAATCCCGACGGGTGCGAGAGCAGTCATCAACATTACAAAGCCGGACGGAAAGCATGTGTATAACACATGTTCATATTCCGGTTCGGATGTGACGGTCGAATTGACGAATCAAGCACTTGCAGCCTCCGGAACGGCATATTGCGACATTGAAATCCGGACAAGCGATGATTCACAGGTTATCACATCCGCATCATTCACAATGGAGATTGAACCGTCACAGAGGAATGAAAATGCTATCTTGTCAGCGAATGAGTTCACAGACCTTGAGAACCGGATTGCAGAACACATCAAGAATATTGACAGCACGAATGAGGCAGTCAAGAAAGCAGAATCCGCAAGAGCGGTCGCAGAGAATGCGAGAGTGAAAGCAGAATCCGCAAGGGAGACGGCAGAAAATAAGCGACAGGAAAATGAGAACACCCGCATCCAACAGGAGCAGCAGAGGCAGCAGGACACCTCACAGGCGGTCAAGAATACGAACAATGCAACGGATGAATCCAAGAGGGCGACAACAGCCTGCAAAGAGGTCACAGAACGGGCAGAGGACGCATTGCAGAATCAAGAACAGCTTGAGGCGACATTGAACACGGCAACACAGATTCGACAGGATGTGTCACAGATGCAGACAGCAGTTGCAGAGGCAAAGAAACAGGTCGAGCAGGACAAAAAGGATATTGATGACACGATTCAAAATTCACTGCTTGCATCAGCAGAAAAAATCCTTGAGAGCGTGCAGGACTATTTCAACCGTGCAGAGGCGTTATATTCGAGCATGTATCTTGATTGTGACGGAGAAACGCCGTATCTGCGAACGGTGACACCGATATTCATTGACGGAGCAACGCCACAGGTCAGAAATGCGAATGAGGGCGTTGATTTTGACGGAGGAACGCCGACCTCTCGACAATTAGCAGTATAATTCCACGATACTGGAAACAGACGGCGAAACGAACACAAAGGAGTGATTGTGTGATATATTCCATAATCACGGAGCAAAGGAGGTTGAACAATGGCAGCAATCAGACCATGCACCGGAACAACGGCAGACTGGAAAGCAGTTGAGGACACTCTGATTCTCAAGGAAAGAGAAATCGGAGTTGAGATTGACACATCCGGTCATTATCAAATCAGACAGGGAGATGGTAAAAAGAAATTCTTTGACCTGCCGATTATCGTCAACAATGCCCGTTATGAGGAAATACTGACATTGACACAGGAATATATGAACACCGTGAACAATTTCAGCAAGAACATGACAGAGGCGACGAACAGTGCAAACGGTGCAGCAACAACGGCAAACAATGCAGCGTCGACAGCAAGTGCAGCAGCAAAAGCGTGTCAAGGCATTGTGAACGGTCTCAACACTATGGTTGATACCGTCACAAAGAAATCATGTGTCCTCACGGTTGAGGATGGAATTTTGACGATAAGGGAGGCGTAAAAAATGGCAAGTGGAGACTTAATTGTAAAAGTAGCAGACAAAGACACACTCGACCGCACGTATGCAAATACAAACGCTATACTGGCAGCAGTCGGGGAAGATGTAAGAATAAAGGGTGTAAAGCGTTACGGAATGAAAATCAACAAAAATGACAGCAATCCGGCGACACGATGCACATATCTTTTTGATGCAGTGGGAATGACACCCGCTGCGATGAATTATTCTGCCGGACGGTTCGATTTTGGAGACTGGGGAAACGTCTTTTTTGTAAAGAACAATTATCCGGCAATGGTCAAATATGACGGTACAGAAGATTATAAACTCGACCCGAACGACCACACAAAGAAAGCAGACGGAAAAACGGCATCCGATGTCTCAAACACGGCATACGGAGGAAATGCAATGAGTGTATTCGATGGCAGCGGTGACAAGGGCAAGATTTGGCTCTCACAGTTTGAAGTCGGAAACTATGAGTACATGATTATTTCAAACGTCCAGTACGATGAATCATACAACGATGACGCATATGTCAGAGAGGACGGTTCACATGCGGACAAACTCTATTTCCCGATGTTTGGCGGTTCGTATGATGGAACACGCATCCGCTCACTTGCAGGACAGGCACTCATGTATAACACAAACGCATCAACAGAGATTGCAAGAGCAAAGGCAAACGGTGCGGGATGGAATATCGGCTCATGGAGCAAACGAAACCTGTTGAATTGTATGCTCAAGATTATGTCAAAGACAGACAATTCACAGACTGCATTCGGACAGGGTCAGACATCCGGATATGTTGATAATGCATCGCAGAATTACGGACACCTTGCGACTGGAACGCTCAAGGACAAAGGACAGTTTTTCGGATATAACGACACAACTCATGAGGTCAAAGTGTTCTATATGGAAAAACCGTGGGGCAACCGTTGGGATAGAATCAACGGTCTGTTGATGGTAGGCGGTGAAATCCTTGCAAAGATGACACCTCCGTACAATCTGACAGGAAAGGACTTTGAAAAGGTCGGAATCACATTCACATCATCCGGCAACGGTTATCAGAAAGGAACAAAGTCAAGCAGATTCGGACGCATTGTCAATTCAATAGGTGGCAGCAGTAGCACATACACATGTGACTATTTTTGGTGGAATGCCGGAATTACTGCGGTCGCCCTTGTCGGCGGTAGCTGTAGCTATGGCGAGAGCTGCGGTGCGGATTTCTTGAATTTGAACATTTCTGCGGGCTCTGCGAACTGGGTCATCGGTGCGTCCGTTTTCTTAGAATAGCCTATCGCTGCGTAAGCAGCAGGGGGAGGAACGGAGGGGGAACGCCTCCGCTATTTCCGCCGTTAGGCGGTGTGGTCGTTTTTAGAAAAAATGAATATAGGGATATAGGGTGCGGTGTCGGGCGGTGTTCCTGCTCCCTGCGGTCGCCCTTGTCGGCGGTAACTGTAACAATGGCGAGAACTGCGGTGCGGATTACTTGAATTTGAACAATTCTGCGGGCAATGCGAACTGGAACATCGGTGCGTCCAATTTCTTCTCATATATCGGAGCGTTTAACCAAATGCAGCCTATATCCCACGCCACAGGGCGAAAATCATTCCGGATATAGGGTCGGTTGAGTAAGCATCCGCACAAAAACCGATAGGAGATAAGAAAATACTATATGAGAAGTTACAACAACCTATATGAACCAATGTTGAAAGACGACTACATAAAGCAATGCTTTTTAGACGCATCAAAGAAGAAAAAGAACAGGAATGATGTGCAGGAGATATTGAGCAACCTCGATAAACACACAGAACTCTTGAAAATGATGTTGAGTGAGGAGTTGTTCATTCCGGACTATCACGAACCGAGCATCATCAATGAGAGCAGCAACAAGAAAACACGGAGGATTTTGAAACCGCATTACAAATATGAGCAGGTCATTCATCATTGTGCAATAGGACAGTTCAAACCGATTGTGATGAATGGATTGTATGAATTTTCCTGCGGGAGCATACCGGACAGGGGCGTTCATTACGGGAAAAAGTACATGCGGAAATGGCTTGATTCATACGGCGGGAAAAAATTCTTTGTTCTCAAGATGGATGTACACCATTTCTTTGAATCCATAAACCGGAGAATCCTCAAGGAGAAACTCAAAGCAGTAATTCGGGATAAACGGTTTTATAGATTACTCTGCATACTGATTGAACATGACAAGATCGCACTCGTCGCAAAGATTTTGACGGATGTAGGTGTTGAGATTGATGCAGAGCAGACGAAAACGCTTGTCGGGTGCATAGCATTTGACGACATCTCCGGAGCGTTGGAGGTATTGAGGGAAATCGGCATCGCAGGAGCGATGTTCGAGGAACTGAAAACAATTATTGAGGAGATGCGAAAAGGCGTTCCGTTGGGGTATTTTACATCACAATGGTTCGGCAATTTTTACTTGAAAGCACTTGACCATTACATCAAGGAGGAACTCCATGCAGAGCATTACATGCGATACATGGATGACATGGTGATACTGGGAAAGAGCAAAAAGAAGCTGCATAAAATGCACAGGGCAATCGAGGCGTATCTGAATGAAAACCTTGACCTTGAGATAAAAGGTGACTGGCAGGTGTTTAGATTTGAATATCCGGTGATGAAAGACGGGAAACCAGCGCTTGACGAGAACGGAAAGCAGATCACAAAGGGACGTATGCTTGATTTTATGGGATTCCAATTTCACCATGACCGGACAACCATCCGGAAATCAAACATCGAAGCTGCGAGGCGTAAGGCGAACCACATCTCAAAGCAGGATAAAATCTCATGGTATAACGCATCGGTGATGTTGTCCTATATGGGATTGTTCAAACATACGGACACATACAACTATTACGTTGAGTACATCAAACCGAAAATCAATGTCAAGAAACTCAAGAGGATAGTTTCAAAGCATAGCAGAAAGGAGAATGAGAAACATGACAGACTGGAAAAAGGTGACAGGAACACAGCCGGAACGTCCGGAGGAGATCGACCGGACATCGTCTCCGTCAACGGTTTATCTGCGTAAAAACATCGAACAGGTGGAGAAAGAGGTTGAGGGAGCAGACGGAAAGATGCAGACCGTGACCGAATGGCAGTACGACGAAAAGGAAATGACGGTCGAGGAATATGAGAACATGGCACTCATGAAATCCGTTGTCGAGGAGAACACATCCGGAATCGTTGAATCCGTGACACAGTTTCAGAAAGATGCGGTCATCGACGAATACACCGCACAGTTGATCGAGGAGGGACTGATTTAATGAGAATACTTGTTGAAAGTCTGAAAAGAATGTACGCAGTCAAAAAAACGCTCACAAAGGAGCAGATCGCCGAGAGAGTGGCGAGAGGTAGCATTTCAGCGGAGGAATATGAATACATCACAGGGGAGGAATACTCCGGCGGTGATGCAGAATGAGTCCGCTTGAAATAATATCACGGTTGTGTGATGTGACGGAGAATCTATCCTCAATCGTGAAAAAGCAGCAAACAATCATTGAACAGTCGAAAATCGAGGAGGCGGTCAAGGCAGAACTCCGGCAGGACATAAAAGAGACAGACAGAGAGATGGATGTTCTTGAATATGGGATGCGGAGGTACTGCGACACCGACGACATCGAGGCGACAGAGTTCGGAAAGGAGAATGCCGTTGACGATTGAAATATCCCTGTTGCTCTCCGGAGTATCTGTTGCATGTGCAATCTTTTTCGGAATCTGCTCAAAGCAGAGAAATGAGAAGAAAGACACGCAGGAAGAGACGGAACAGAGAGCAACAACCGACACAATGGTGATGGTGAAACTTGAGAACATCGCAGACGACCTCAAAGACATCAAACGGGAATCGAGAGAGAACCGTGAGGAGATGAAAACATTGAGGGAGCGTGTTGTCATTGTGGAACAGTCACTCAAGAGTTATCACAAGAGACTGGACGGAGAACAGCATTCCGACCGATAACAGGAGGGCAGGAAACGGGCAAGAATCAACCTCACAGAAAAGAGGCAATACATGAGAATGACAGAACAGGAACGACGCATCAGAATCCGGCATCTGAAAAGAATGCATCGGATAAGAGAGCGAAAAGAGAGACATGACAAAAAGGTGTCCGGTCTGTTCATGAAACGTGTTGTATTTACTTTGATTCTTGCAGCATTTATCTTTACAGTCGTGATGATATTTGTGTTTTTGCGGATGGGTTCAGAACCGTCGACACTGATTGAGAATGTATTCAGATTTCTTTCAGTTGAGGGCGGTGCAATGGCACTCATTAAGTCCGTGAAAACGGTCAAGGGAACAAAGTCAAACGGAGAAATACAACACAATGACGAACCGGAACAGGATGACGAGGAGGTACAAGGATGAAATACATCGTCGAGAATTGGTTTGTGATTGTGGGTCTGATTGCGGTATGTGCAGCGGGAGGATATGCGGTATATGTTTTCGTGAAAATGCCGTCAGACAAACAGTTGAACAAAGTGAGAGAATGGCTGCTCTATGCAGTCACAAAGGCAGAAAAAGAACTGGGAGGCGGTACAGGTCAAATCAAGCTGCGTTATGTATATGACATGTTTGTCACAAGGTTTGCGTGGCTTGCGAGAGTGATTTCTTTTGAGGCTTTTTCGATGATGGTCGACGAGGCACTTGAGAGAATGAAAAAGATGCTTGAGAGCAACAAAGCGATGCAGACGCTTGTGAGCGGTGAGGCAGGTGAGATCAATGAGTAAAATCGTAGACTTTTTCATGCAGAACGCAAGGACAATCGGGATTGTGTACGTTGTGGGTGCGGTCGTCGTATTTTTAGCGATGACAGCGTTTTACATTTGGGTCGACAGGGCAAGCAAAAAGGAACAGGAGCTTTACTATGACGAATATTATTATCCGGATGACGAATTTGCGGAAAGAATGTCGGTGGTAGTATGGTTCGTTCTTTCATTGGGATGTGCGATTTTATGGGTCGGTATTCCGTTACTGATTTGCGGGTTGATTGTGTACACAGAACTTGAGGAACATTGTCCGGCACTCATGGGAGACATGACGGACAGGAACACAGAAGAATTTGACAAGGAGGAAAACAAATGATTTCAAATTGCGGACATGATGAAAATAACAGATACAGCGGAGGAAAGGCAGGAGACCAGACAGGTACAGAGTGGAGGGTTATAAATTGGTATAACAGACCGTGGAAATGTGTCCTCCGTCATCCGTATGCAAAGGTCAGAAAAATGATTGCGAGCATGGCAAAGGCAGCAGCAGTCAACAATAAAATCGGATATGACCAGTCAGAGAGATACACATTTTGGGAGCATCTCAAGGCATCGAATTACGACCCTGCACAAATCACGATTGCGTGTGAGGCAGATTGTTCATCCGGTGTCGCTGCAATCGTAAAGGGTGCAGGTTACAGACTGGGAAATGAGAAAATGAAGAATGTGAGCATTTATCTCTATACCAGAAACATGAGAGCAGGTCTCAAGGCAGCAGGATTCGAGGCGTTGACAGACAGCAAATATCTGACATCGGATGCGTATTTACTTGAGGGAGACATCCTCCTCAATGACAATGCTCACGTTGCAACGAACCTCACGGACGGGGCAAAGTCATCCGGAACAGGTGCATCCAACACAACAACAGTCAAGAACAATGCAAAGGTCGACGTTGCACACGGGTTCAACAAGAGCCTTGCAGGAACTTACAAGGTGACTGCATCCGGATTGAATCTCCGTGCGGGAGCAGGAACAGGAAAATCAATCCTTGCGGTAATGGAAAACGGAGAGAAAGTCCAGTGCTATGGATATTATAACGACCACAACGGCGTGAAATGGTTGTATGTGGTTTACAAGAACATTGTCGGATATGCGTCAAGCAAGTATTTGAGCAAATAGGAGGGATAATCATGTTATACTATTTAGGAAAAGGAACAGAGTTCAAGAAAGAGGACTGCAAAGAGTACAAGAAACTTGATGCAGCACTCAAGGCAGCAGCAAAGGACGAGAGCCTCATTGTTTGGGATGAAACAGGAAAAGTCATCGGTTCGCTCACGGATGATGTTCCAGAGGGAGCGTTGCAGACAAATCCGGACGGCAGTGTCAACACATATGATGCAGACGGAAACAAGACTGGAACAGTAGACGCAGAGACACTCAAGGAAATGACGACAGTCAATGACGATGTGAGCAAACTTGCCACAGGAGACAATGAACAGGAATCCACACAGGAGAACGCAGAGGATGACGAGAACACCTCAAACGGGGGAGAGACAACAAATCCACCGACCGAACAGGAAAACGGCGAAAATGAGGCAAATACAGAGCCGGACGATACAACAGAGGACGAGCCGAAAGACAAAGTTATTATCCCACAGGGCAAAATGAGAGTGACTGTCGTTTGCGATGGTTCACTCAACATCAGACGTTCAGCAGCGTGGGGCAATGATAACATCTGCGGTCGTGCTATCAGAGGACAGTCATATTATGTGAAAGAGATTCATGTTGTGGACGGAAAGAAGATGGTCAGAACAATCGGCGACCTTTACCTCTCCGGAGAATCGGAGCATGTACAATTCGAGCAGTTATGATATAATAAAACAACGGGAAACAAGACGGGGTTTTATGTGTAAAACACAGGTAACGAACAAATGCTTGAAAAATGCCCGAAAATAGGCGTTCGGAGTTATGCAAGCGATAATCGACTGCTCAGACTATATCAAAATGGTTCAAAAAGCCCGGAAAATCAAGGTTTTCCGGGCTTTTGCTATATCTAAACGGGCTGATA